CATCAGCCACCCCTCTAGAAATAACAAAATTGTTATCTGCCTCTTTTTCGACTGTGCCCTTGGTTGTGCCCGGCACGGTCACGGCGTTAGCGTATTTCAGCAAGTGCTGGCTCGCCATCTGCGCGTACACCTTCACCATGCGCGGATCGGACCAGCCGCCCAGTTCCTGCAGTTCGTGGTTCGGCGTGCCTGCGAGCTTGTGTCGCGTCGCCCATGTGCGGCGGGTGTCGTGGAATTGCAGCTTGGGCAGCCCGATCTCGGCGCGTGCGCGGCGCCAGGCAGTGTTGTTCGATTTGCCGATCGGGCGGCCGCGGTAGGTGAAGCAATACACCGGATGCTCGCCTAGTTGGCCCTGCAGGACGTCGACTGCGGAATCGCTCAGCGGCACCGCAATGGTCTCTCCGGCCTTGGCATCTTCGCCCCACACCATTGCGACCCGCGCGCCGAGGTCAACGTCGGCCCACTTCAGAAGCCTCACGTTCGCGTCACGCAGTCCTGTGGACAACGCAAAACGTGTGATGGCCTGTAGGTGCCTCGGCAATGCCTCGAGCAGCGCAGCGGCCTGTTCTGGCGTCAGGACGGTGAACTTCTTGCGCCGGCCTTTCGGGAACATCGGGACGTGCGGGACGGCGGCGATCAGTTCCCGCCTGTGGGCATGGTGCAGGATGGCCGAGGCGATCGCCAGGTACTTGTTGGCCGAAGAATTGACGATGCCGCGCTCGGCCTTTAGCTGATCCCGAATCTTCGTCATGCGGGTGGTCGTCAGGTCGTCTAGGTATTCGGGGATCAGCGGCAGCATCACCCGCAGGCGCAGGCGGTCATCCTTGAAGCTGCGTTTTTCCTTGGCGTGCGTTTCTACCCAGTCGGCAGCGGCTGTCGCGAATGCAACTCGTGGACGGTCGCCGAGCTTTCGCAGTCGCCAGAGTTCAGCGGCTCGCTGGTCGTGGTATTCCTGCGCGGCTTGCCGGTCTGCGGTTTCAGCAGATTCTCTAAGCGGCGCTTGGCCTGGCCGGGCGAGCTTGATCCAGTAGGTGTTACCTCTGCGATAGACGGACATGGCGCCCTCTTTGCGGGTTGCTTGCTGATCCAGTCGATAAGCTCGGATCGCAGGAACAGGTACTTGCGGCCGACTCGATGCGCGGGAATCTTAGCCTCGCGTGCCCAGAGCTCGACCGTGTGCTCGTGTTGATGGAGCAGAGCGGCGGCTTCCGGTAGGGTTAGGGCGTCGGTCACGTCACCTTATCCATCGCCCGCCTATTGGCGCTTAGCGTTCGCCAAATCTCAATGACTGCATCCGCCTGGACACGCTTGATTCGCATGTGTTCGTCATCGAATACGGCGGCTTCTAATCCCTTGAGTGCTTCCGCATAGGCATCGCTGGCCTTCGCTGAAATATCTGCAGCAGCTGCGGACGATCCGGCCTGGATACATTCATTGGCAATCCTTGCGCGTAATGCAGGAAGCCACTCCTCCATGTACATGCGCCTGGCGCGGGCCTCAGCGATCTTCTCCGCATTGCTCTTCATCCACTCCAATGCTCGGAATAAAGCGGCGTCGTCAATGGTTCTGACGTCTTCGTTCATGCTGTAGCGGGTGTCTTCTTATGCTGCTGCTCAAGTACGATCGCCTTGACCTTCGCGCGAACCGTGCTCTGCGGCTTCAGCAGTTCCCAGAGATACAACCGCTCGCCGCTGTCCAGCGGCTCCATCAGTTCCCATATCTTGTAATCAACGTCTTCGCCTTCGGTTGATAACGTGCAAAGATCGACTAAGGAATTGGCGAGCTTGTTCAGGGCCGTGATCTGTTCCTTCGTGAACGTCTCGCCTTCTAATGCGGATGTGACCGGCGATGGATATTGCTTCTTCGCTGGTTCGGCTTCCGGCTCGTCGTCGTGTAATTGGCCTTTGTGCCATAGGTCAAGCGCAGCACCGAACCGCATGGCGGCATTGCGCAGGGCATCGCCTATGATTTCTTTGACTGCATCGCCGCCAGTCTTGCCTTCCGCGTAGCCAAATCCGAACCGCGTGACGCCGCAGACCGTTAGGCGAATCCACATGCCGCTATCAACTGTCGGCAAGCCTAGGGCGCTAGGATTGGCTACTGGCTCCCATGTCCACTCAGGGTCTGCATCAAGCAGCCGATCGGTCAAGGCAGCGTGTCCCACGTAATCAAGATGAATGGCGTCGGGGTGATGCCAAGCTCCGCAGACTGTGCAGCGAATCCCTTTCTTGAAGTCGGCCTTAACCGTTTCCGTTTGGGCCTTCGTCGGCTTCGGCAGCTTGCTTATCTGGTTATCTTTGAATGGCTTGCGTAACAAATCAAGCCCGGTCTTGGGTTCGTTCATTTGTTCATCAGACAATAAAAGTAACGATCCATCCTGCCTCCTAGTACATCGAACGTATCGCAAGGGGCACGGCCAAAAACAAGCGCGGCGATGAACAGAGTCACGAGGAAAAGGAAGATCACGGCGGCGGGTTTCATTGTTGTTCTAGTTCCTCGATCACATGCGCCAGCAATCCCCACTCTGAAGTCTTCAGCATCAGCAAATAAGTTTGATCGCCGTGAATACCTTGCGGGCTTTGATGGTGACGCCAGCACAGAGGCAGCGTTAGGAAATCATTCCGCGCTTCCCGATCTTCCCTAATGTGATGCACGCAAGTTTTGCTCTCTTGCTTCATGCCAAGCAGCCTGCAGCAGATACACGGCATGGCCGCGATCCGTTCCATGTGGGCTTGCGCGGGTGTCAAAGCTTCTCCTGACTCTGCCGCAATGTGTAGTAAACGTGATTGCATTCGCTACACATGTTTGGCTCTTTTGCGCACCCTTCCTCGCCCTGAAAAACGGTATCGTCATGTACCGTGCAAAAGTTTCCGCACGTACATCTACAGATCCACCATCTGTTGCTATGCTGCCCACGTCTCATGCGCTTTCCGGCGTAGCCAACAACAACCAGCCTTCCAAAGGCAATGCCTTTTAAATCGCGGTAATGTCGTGGCAGCGGTGCCGTCGGCGGCATTTCTTTCCATACTGCGCCCTGATTTTTTAGCCCTGAAACAAAGTGCGTGCCTTTACCCAGAACGCGAGCGGCTACGCGATCGACTGGCGTCGCGTGGCTAGGGTCAATCATTCTTCATCCTGCCTTCTCGACTTCCGCGCCAGCGCCTAGCAACCGCACTAGATCGCCCTGAGACGCGAGTCGCGCCTTGTATGGCTCGGTACAGTGGCGTATTGCATGCGCTGCGTTTGTGGCTTCGATTAGGCGTTCTTCTTCTTCGAAAAGAACGAGGTAGATTCGCGTGGCTGTCATGCTGCTTGTCTCTCTTTCTTCAGCGCCCGCACGTTCGTCGGCTTAACTTCTACCGGCTTCGCTGCTTCTAGTGCCTTGCGTGCCTCTTTGATGGTGCGTGCCACGTTTGTAGATGCGGCGGGCGTGTACTTGAACGGGCGCTGTATGCGGTGATCCATTGGTGGCTTCAATGCTCTCTCCTCAGAGGGTAAGAATCCAATATGCGAATCCTGCTATTGCAATGATTGCGATTGCCGCGAGTGTCCAAGGCAACTGTCCTCGCCTTTGGTATTCGGGCACGCGTGGAACTCGCGGCGGGTTATTACGAAGCTCGGACTCGTTCCAGCGGCCGGCTGATTGGCGGTGGTCTGTCACTGCAGCACTCGCACGACCACCTTGACCGCTACCGCTTCCGGCAATGTCTCAAGCCATAACAGCAGCGCAGCGATAGAAGTCGGCGCTATGACGACAGCATGTCCGCGTGTACCTTCAACGTCGTAGTCGAGGCGGCACTTCATGCGGTCTCCCGGCAAGCTGCTGTATTGATTTGCTTCAGCGCGATGTCCTTGAACGTCTGCATCGGCCCGTCATCTGGAAACCGGTCGGCTTGCTGCACGAATACAGCCAAGGCACCGAGCATTCCCTTTTGATCCTCGAACAACCGACCGCACATCGCACGCGAGCGGTATAGGTTGCCAAGCAGCGGCGCTTCGTTTAGCCATTCGCGGAGCAGGGCGGCATACGCAAGCGCGTCGTTATCTGCTAGGGCGCGGGCGGTGCGGTTGCTGAGGTCGCTCATACTTTCTCGCCTCGGAGATGGCGGATGAAATCAACGTCGCTATCGCCTTCTTCACCCTCCGGCCAGAACTGACATTCTTCCCGGCGTATGCAAAAGACGGCCATCAGTCCGGTCGTGAGCACGGCGCCGCACTTGTCGCATACCGGCTCCTCGTCGCTGAAGTGCGGCATCAGAGGTTCGCCCGCCAGTCGTCTTCGTAATCCATCTGCGGCACCGATAGATGCGACACCACCCAGAACCCGCACAGGATTCCGCCAATGGCTATGCCGTGCAGCACGTAGTTCCAGAATTCGATCATTTCCCCTCCCGCCGTTTTTCCAACTCTTTCACCATCAAGTAAATGCAGCGCCAGTTCCAATGAGCGATGCGCGCTTGATCTTCCCAAGTCGTTTTGAATACGAAGCAGCCGTGTTCCTCTGTGGGATTGGTAATGGGTGCCTCGGTCGCTGCCTTTAGGGCTAGCTCTTCAATGGTGGCGCTCATGCGTCTCTCGCTTTGAGCATGGCGTCTGCTATCCAGTACGCAGAGCGCGCGACGATCGCCGCTTCCGTCATGCCCGTCTCGGGGTTTACTTCGTTCGGAAGCGTGTCGGCCGCGAGTGCTTGCATCGCCTTAGCTGCGAAGTAATCGCGCAGAGTCATGCCGCCATAAATGATGCAGCCGCGCTCGTCCAGAACGGGGAAGGCGGGTCCGCCTGCGCGCGTGTATTGCTCGGCCCGCGCGTCGTTGTTGCTCGCCAGATGCTTGGGCGATAACCGCTCAATGCCTTCGTAGCCCATCAAACGTTATCCAAACCAATTGCCGCTTCACGATCAACCTGCGGGACTTCAACAAACGTGGCCTGATTCGCAACGTATGGTTTGACGAACTTTTCCCATCGCTCGCGCACAATGGCGCGGGTGGGGATACGATCGTTGCCGATAATGGCGACGTACTCGGGTGCGGTGGTCATGTGAATACCTCACTCAGTAACCTGAACACTGCATAGAAAAGCGCCCAAGCAGCGGCGGCCAATACAGCTATGTCGCCCAGGTGATCCCAGAAGTTGTCGCTCATATTTCTCCTCGGCTGCGCATGATTTCTAGTTCTTGTTCCTGTTGTGGGGTGCGCGCGGGAAACTTAGGGCGAAAAGGAGGCTCCCAGTTGCTAATTCCCGGCTGGATGATTCCTAACTTGATGCGCAGTCGACGAAGCAAACGTTCGAGGGCGTCGGTCATTACCGGCACGCGCTCGGGTAGTTCACGCTGAGCACCGCACGCTGGAAAGGCGTTAGCGGCTTGATGATGACCGGCCGCTGGAAGTTCAGGATGCGGGCGCGGATGCGTTGATAGCGAGCAATCGATTCAGGTGTCATGTCTGCGTTCCCCGTTGTTGATGGAACGCATTAAACACGAACGTGTTAGGTCTGTCAACACGAACGTGTATGGAATTTGCCTTTAATTCCCCAATTCGACGCTTTACCGCTTGATTCGGCCGACCGTGAGTTCCCCGATTAGGAGGTGCATGACCTCCTGCTGGACCGGCGGCGAGACCTGCCTGAACATCTGGATCAGCACCCGCTCGACCTCGGAAAGCTGCCCTTCTAGGGCATAGGCGGCGGGCGATTGCTGCATGGCCCGTAGGGGCGTGATTTCGGCACCAGTGAGGAGCCAGCCTTGGCTGACGTTGAGGGCCTGCGCAAGCTCCAAAAGCTGCCGCGGGCGCGTACGGATACCGGCCTCAATGTTGCCGATGGCGCTCTGGCTCATGCCAGCCTTGCGCGCTAGATCCGATTGCGACAGCCCGAGTCGTTCCCTTGCCCAAGCGACGCGCTGCCCTAACGACTTCAGCTCGTCCTTCACGCCAAGGATTAAGCGCGAATTTCTTAATTCGGTGGTGTTGTAATCCGAACACGAACGTGTTAGTGTCTCGCCATGCAAGGAATCGAGCACTTGGATCGCGCGATCGAGCACTGTGGCAGTCAAGCTGCCCTCGCCGAGCGCATTGGCATCTGGCAAACGGCTATCTCCGGCTGGAAAGCCCGCGGGCGCGTACCGGCTGAGCATTGCCCCGCAATAGAGCGGGCCACGGATGGAATCGTGACGTGCGAGCAATTGCGCGATGACGTCGAGTGGTCAGTCATTCGGTGTCCTGGTCATAACGAACCAAAAGCCGCATGAATCACACACGCACCGCATGCCTCGTGCAATGCGCCCTTCGTATTAAGCAAAGCGCATGAGTCGCCTATGACCTTACGTCGAACTTGAACCCGCAAACCAGTTGAGAGATACGCGCCCGACCCGTCTGCTGGTCGGGGCTTAAAAAAGCAAAGTAGTGCGGGGTAGCAAATGCAGGTGCAAGTTCTTTCGGATGATTTGTCGGTGGGACGTCCGACATACGCCGACTTCCTCCACGCAAAAACGCAGTCGGCCAACGATGGCGGATTCAAGCCGCTTTGGATTCCTGAGTTTCTTTTCGACTTCCAAGTCGCGACTGTAGAAACAGCGATTCGCAAGGGTCGCTCGGCCATCTTCGCGGACTGCGGGCTGGGCAAGACTCCGATGGAGTTTGTCTGGGCCGAAAACATCGTTCGAAAAACGAACGGTCGCGTCCTGATCGTCACCGCTCTAGCGGTCTCTGTGCAGATGCTGCGCGAGGCCACGAAGTTCGACATGAAAGTGACCCTCTCGCGTGACGGCACAGCGCACCAGGGCATCACGGTTACCAATTACGAACGCCTGCACTTGTTCACTCCCTCTGACTTTGAGGGCATGGTCTGCGATGAGTCCAGCATTCTGAAATCCTTCAGCGGTGCGCGACGCGGCGAGATCACCGCGTTCATGCGCAAGATTCCCTATCGGTTGTTAGCGACAGCGACAGCGGCACCGAACGATTACATCGAGCTCGGCACGTCTAGCGAAGCCCTTGGATATCTAGGGCACATGGACATGCTGAACAAGTTCTTCAAGAACGACCTGAACAACAGCGCGCAAGGTCGGATGCGTGGCGAGGTCATCAAGTGGCGCTTGAAGGGTCACGCTGAGGTTCCGTTCTGGCGTTGGGTTTGCTCGTGGGCCCGCGCCCTACGTCGACCGTCCGATCTGGGCTTCGATGATCGCGACTTCATTCTGCCGCCGTTGCTCGAGACCGAATACTTAGTCGACGCCAACACGCTCGCCGAAGGGAAGCTGTTCGCAATGCCGGCTATCGGCCTGCAGGAACAGCGCGAGGAACGGCGCAGAACGGTTCAGGAGCGCTGCGAGAAAGTTGCGGGACTCGTGAACCATACCGGCCAGCCGGCGCTTGTCTGGTGCCATCTGAACGAAGAGGGTGACACCTTGGAACGCATGATCCCCGACGCCGTGCAGGTCGCTGGGTCCGATTCCGACGACGCGAAAGAGGAACGACTGACGGCATTCGCTGACGGCAAGGTCCGCGTTCTGATTACCAAACCAAAGATTGGTGCATTCGGACTCAATTTCCAGCACTGCGCGCACATCACGTTTTTCCCGTCGCACTCATTCGAGCAGTACTACCAAGGCGTGCGGCGCTGCTGGCGCTTTGGTCAAGAGCGGCCGGTTCAGGTCGATGTCATCACGACCGAAGGCGAGCAGGGCGTCCTTAGCAATCTGCGGCGCAAGGCATCGCAGGCTGACGCGATGTTCACGCGCTTAGTCGCGGAGATGAATTCAGCGATGGGAATAGAGCGCGTCGACAACATGATTAAACCGATGGAGGTTCCCGCGTGGCTCTCATCGAACTAGAAACCTTGAACGACGAAATTGAGGCGCGGATCGAAGCGGCGCAAAAGAGATACGGGCACTTCGCATCGACGCACGAAGCTTTAGGAGTGGCTTCCGAAGAATGGGACGAACTGCGCGACGCGATACGGAGCAACGCTTTGGGATCTGTCGAGCATGAATGCTTAGACCTTGCCGCTGTCCTGATCCGACTCGCGCGCTCGCTCCGAAATTCGAACTACACCGCGCAGCGGAGCGTCAAGTGAAGGTCATTGATCAGTTATTGACGGACAAGTTCGCCGTGTTCAACGGGGACTGTATTGACGTCATGCGCGCGATGCCAGAGGCATCCGTTCATCTATCGATCTACTCGCCGCCGTTCGGTGGGCTTTATCACTACAGCTCGAACGAGCGCGATCTTTCCAACTGCGACGACTACGACTCGTTCTTTGAACATTACGCGTTCGTCGTTCGAGACCTTCACAGGATCACGCTGCCAGGGCGGATAACCGCCGTGCATTGCATGGACGTGCCGAAGAGCAATAGCGGAACGGACGCGATGCTCGACTTCCCGGGCGACATCATCCGGCTGCACGAGCGAGAAGGCTGGCGCTTCACCGGCCGCCGCATGATTTGGAAAGAGCCGCTCGCGGTTCGTTTGCGGACGATGCAAAAGAACCTTGCGCACGCATCGCTCGTTGCGGACTCGATCGATTGCGGGGTGGCATCGGGTGATCAGTTACTGACGTTTCGCAAGTGTGGTCAGAACCCAATTCCAGTGCAGCACCCATTAGGAATGCTCGACTACGCGGGCGAGCGCATGCCTCCGAACGACGTTCTACCTTTTCGCGGATGGACCGGCAAGCAGACCGAGAACCGTTTCTCGCATTGGATCTGGAGGCAGTACGCCGATTGCATGTGGGATGACATCCGCATGAATCGCGTCTTGCCGTTTCGGGAGGCGCGGGATTCTGAGGACGAGAAGCACGTTCACCCACTGCAGCTAGACGTAATCGACCGCTGCGTGGTGCTTTTCAGCAATGAGGGCGAGACCGTTTTCACGCCATTCATGGGCGTCGGCTCTGAGGTTTACAGCCCCATCGTGCTAGGGCGCCGAGGCGTCGGGGTAGAACTCAAGCCGAGCTATTACCGCCAGGCCGTCAAGAACGTCGAAGCCGCTGCGGCTGGTCGACGCGACCTTGAAACGATGGAGTTGGAGTTCGAGGGCGAGGAGCAGGAAGCCGCGTGAACTTCTACAAGCATCACCTCGGGGACTACGCGGCGGCCACGTCGCATCTGTCGTGGGATGAGGACTGCGCCTACCGCCGCCTGATCGACCAATACTACAAACGCGAGGCTCCGCTTCCGCCTGAAATCAAGGACGCATGCCGGCTTGCTCGAGCCACGACGCCAGCGCAACGCAGGGCGGTAGAGGTTGTTTTACTTGAGTTTTTCACCAAGCAGGACGATGGCTGGCATCAGAAACGGTGCGACGGCGAGATCCAGCACGCAAGCGCCCAAGCGTCAACGAATCGTCTGGTAGCCGAGCAACGTGAAACCAAAAGGCGTTCACGAATCGTCAACGAAACGTTGCACGAATCGTCCAACGAAACGTTAAACGTTGGACCAAAGTCACTGAGAACGGTTGGTGAACCTAGCCAGACTCCAGACTCCAGACTCCAGACTCCAGACTCCATAAGCCAGAAACCAGAAAAGACAAAGGCAAAAGAAAAAGAAGCGCCTACGGCGCCGATCGACGTCGACGCCGAAGTCTGGTCGGATTGGAAAGCACACCGAAGGGCGAAAAAAGCGCCCGTCACGGCAACCGTGATGAAGGCCATCCGCAAGGAAGCGGCTAAGGCCGGGATCACCTTCGAGGATGCGCTTCGAACGTCCTGCCAGCGCAACTGGGTCGGATTCGAGGCGGCCTGGTACAGCGAAAAGAAACCTAACGGCAGTCACGGCAAGCAATCCGCGCTCGAAGAACGCAACCGACAAGCGACCGACGAATGGCTGCGCCGTAGTCAACCACTACCCAGAGAACCGGAGATATTCGATGCCATTGCGACCGAACGACAAGGCTGAATTTTCACGCGTCCTGAACGGCGTATCCGCGATGTATCGGGTCGAGCTAAGCCCCGACGTCGTCGAACTCTGGTGGGCTGTCCTTGCCGACTACGACATCGCCGCGATCAAGCAGGCGCTGACCAAGCATCTGCGCAATCCTGACACGGGGCAATTCATGCCAAAGCCGGCCGACGTCGTCAAGTTCATGGCCGGCACGACGCAGGATGCGGCGCTGCTGTCGTGGGCCAAAGTCCATCGGGCCGTGCGCCAGGTGGGCTCGTACTCCGACGTCGTGTTCGATGACCCGATTGTGCATGCGGTGCTGCAGGACATGGGCGGCTGGATCAAGTTGTGCGAAATGCTGGAGACCGACGTTCCCTTCCGCGCCAAGGAATTCGAGAACCGTTACCGCGCCTACGCCCGCAACCAGGAGCGCCCGCACTGCCTGCCGATCCTCACTGGCCGTGCGAATCTGCACAACGGCGCGCACGGTCACGATTTGACCATGCCAGCGCTTGTCGGCGACGAAACGAAGTGCCGCGAAATGCTGGGGCATAGCGAAGAGCAGCCCATCGTTCGGCTAAGGGCGATCAAGTGAACATGATCGACGGCTGGAACCTAACCGCCCCAAAGCCAGAAAAACTACCGCCTCCGCTGGAGCGCAAGAGTCAATGCGCGGTGATCGATTGGGCGAACAAGAGCGCTAGGCGATGGCCGGAACTTCGGATGCTGTTTGCCGTACCGAACGCCGCCAAGCGCGAGGAAAAAACGCGCGGGCTGTTGTTAGCAATGGGCATGAAGGCCGGTGTGCCAGATCTCCTGTTTCCCGTACCGCGCGGCGGACACATCGGCCTAGCTATCGAGATGAAACGTCCAGGCGAAAAGCCGAGCGACGTTCAAATCGCATGGCTCGATGCTTTGGACAAGCACGGCTGGCGATCGCTTGTCTGCTACGGAGCGATTGAAGCGATTGAAGCTCTGCAGGAATACGTCAAGGCACCGCGCACGATTATCGGCCCCGCACGATTGGTGCGGGAATGAGCAAACTCGAAGAGCAAAAGGCATTGCCACGGCGCAAGTTGTTCAAGGTTCCAGATTGGCATTTAGCAGCGACCGAACGAACAGCTCGCGAAGTTGCGGAGTCGTTAAAGGCAGCGGTGAAACCCAAGCCGCGCAAAGCAAAGAAAGCAAAGGGCAAGCGGTGAACTGGTTCCTTTGGCTCCTGCTCGGCCTATGGCTCGGTCTCGCGATTGGCGCTGCCTTCATGTATGCCACGCATTGCCAAACGATCAACGCC